ACACCACCACCAAGTGAAGTCAGTGAAGAATCTAATCTAGATGAAGTTGAGGAGATAGAGGAAGAAGAGACAGACGTCGAGCAAGGTACACCAAAAGAATAAACATGACAACATTGGTAAGAACTCCGCATGCAACGTATGGTAAAATTTTCCTTTTTAAAGGTTCTACGATACGTTTATGTAGTGCGTCATTTTCAAGCACTAAATCTATGGCCTGATTAGTAAGATCATCGATGGATTCCTTCATTAAAATTATTCCACAAAAAAAAGAAGCTGAAAATACCGTGGAAACTATTCATACCAAACAGATTGAATTAATTCGTCGCTATTTAAATGAAAGAAAGAACGTATTTATATGCGGTGGGTATGGAATTGGAAAAACATATATTCTTAAAGAAGTGTTAAAAGACCTGAATCATGTTGAATTACGAACGGACCATTTGAAAAGTAAGTCACCTTTTTTGACATTTATCAAACCTTCGGCAAAATATGTATTTATTGAAGACTATGATCCAGTTTTCAAACCAATAATAGAACAGGTTTCGGATGGTAAACCATTAACCCGTGCATCGCTTGTAGTAACTTCCACGAATATGTGTATGTATCCAAATTTTGAAACCGTGTTTATACCCAGACATAAACCCGAAACACTCTTGAGACTCACAAATGAAAAGGGACCCAAAGCTGAACACGCAGCGTATAGATGTAAAGGTAACATTCGCAATTTTTTCACGTATCTCGATGGATTTGATGAAATAGACGACTTTAAAACACCGAAAGAATTTATAGCCGATGTATTGTCAGATCCTAAACCTATACAAATTCATGATAGTATCGCAGAGCATGGTCATATGTGGGACATCTTTCAAGAAAATTATATTAATTCGAAAGGTGTCGATGTGGTAACGTGTACGAGTTCATTTTCCGAAGCTGATTCGTACGATAGTCATATATACAGAAGTGGTAACTGGAATCTCATGCCGTATTTCGTCTTACACGCTCTGACGATACCGAAAATATCTCTAGGTGAACCACTCGAGAAAGATAAAATTAGACCTGGTAGTTGTTGGACAAAACTCGGAAACTATAGAATGCGTAAACAAAAATACGAAGAGATAAAGAAAAAATCAAGAACGGGTTTAGGAGTTGAAGAATTGTGTCTTTTGAAGAAGTATGCAGAAAAAGGAGACCTAAGTAAACTCATTGAATATAAAATTACACCTCAAGATTTCGACGTGATCAATCACCTCGCCGTCGGAAACAACTTAAAAGCACGAGACGTTGCAAAAGTAAAGAAAGCTTTGAAGAATGTCTACGAAGGATGAAGAATCTGAAACTGAAGAATGTGTTAAGGTTATTGGGAACGAAATCCTCTTCTATGCTGACGTCGATCGGGAAAACGCTCTTGACTTCGTCGAGAAATTTAAAAAATTGGAGATCGAACTTCTTAAAAAGAAAGCTGAACTCTTTGGGTACGAACCCCTAATTAGGGTTCATATCATGAGTGAAGGTGGAGACATCTTTGCTGGTATGACGATGATGAACACTCTCGAATCCTCCCGTGTAAAGATTATTACCATCGCCCAAGGTTCTTGTTGTAGTGCAGCCACCTTCATGCTTCTCGGTGGATCTCGACGCCTCATGGGGAAAAATGCATACGTCCTCATCCACCAAATTTCTACAGAATTATGGGGTAATTTTCAGGAACTTAAACATGAACTGAAATCAACGGATAAGTTTATGAGGATGCTCAAAAAGATGTATCTTGAAAAAACATCTATACCAGAAAAGATGCTTAAGAAACTCATGAAAAAAGACATTTACCTTTCTCCAAAAGACTGTCTCAAATATGGAATCGTTCACGCTCTTGAGTGAGTTTATTAGCGTGTCGATATAGAGCTAGGACACATAGAATTATAAATATTATACAAAACGTGTTTAAATTTAAAGGCAATGTTGTGCTTTCTGGAGGCCTAAGTCGTTCCATTCTACCGTAATTAACAACTGGTAATCCAGACATCTAATTAAAGTTGAGAAATTAATTACTCCTATAATGGAACGCCTTATCAAACAAGACAAACATAACCGCGACCGCTACATTGACATCAAAGTTGAGGACTTGAAGGATGGAACTGCAGACATCGTGAAGATCTCTGGCATTGTGGGAAGTGACAAGTTTTCTGTGTCAAGAACCAACGTCAAGACTGGTTATGAAAAGGCTCTCAAGAGAGCCCAAACCATGTGGAACAATGAGCATACCAAATGTAACCAAGTGTTGCCTATGCTCGCTAACAAATGGGAAGATCGCGAGAAATACATCTCTGAGCCGTTCTACGTTCAACCCAAACTTGATGGTGTTCGCCTACTTGTCTCCAAGGATGGTGGCATTTCAAGAACTGGAAAGATCATCCCCGGAACTGAGGTTCTTGGTAAGGGTCTTGAGCCGGGTCAATATGTTGATGGTGAAGCCTTTGACCCTAACCTCAACTTTGAAGAACTTACGAGTACTTTCAAGACTGACCCTCTGAAGCTCAAGTTCCACGTGTTTGATTTCTTTGATCTCAAGGCTGAAGCCCTCGCCAGGGATAAGATGACCTTCGAGCAACGCTGGGAGTATGTCAAAGAAGAAATCTACAATCCTCATTACGAATATGTCAAAACGACACTCGTAAAGTCTAAGAAGGATCTTCCTCTCATGCATCAGAAGCATGTTGAAGAAGGACATGAAGGTACCATGATCCGAGACCGCTTCAGTGTCTACGAGGTTGGTCAGCGAAGCAACTACCTCCTCAAGCACAAGGATTTCCAGACTGAGGAATATGAAATCACTGGTGCCAAGACGGGTCACGGTCGAGACGCGGACGCGGTTGTTTGGGTCTGTAAAACCCAAGATGATCAGCAATTCACAGTTAGACCTGAGGGTACAATCATCCAACGTGAGGAGGACTATAAGAACCACGAGAAGTACATTGGAAAGATGCTCACTGTGCGTTTCCAAAACCTGACCGCTCTCGGTATCCCACGTTTTCCCGTGGGTGTTGTAATTAGAGATTATGAATAATGTTTGTAATAAATAAATGAACAGGGTCGCAATTGATATCGATGAAGTCTTAGTAAAATTCCTCTTTCCCATGGCAAATCACCACCATCAAGTTCACAAATTGTGGAGTAAACCAAAATATAGATACGTGTACCGTGAAATATTTGAAGTAGATGAACCAACTTCACAAAAAATGGTCCACGAATTTTACCAATCCAAAGACTTCATGAATCTCACACCTATGCGAGGATCTCAAAAAGCTATGTTCAATCTTAAAGAGCGTTATGATAAAATGTATGTACTCACCGGACGCCAAGATATTGCCCGAGAAGAAACGGAAGCATGGATAGACACATATTTTCCGGGTGTATTCGATGATGTCATCCTCACAAACAGTTATACACCAAATGAGATACACAAGGCGGATATTTGTCGCGCCTTGAATATAGGTCTTATCATAGACGATAATAAATCTATATGTGATAAATGTATTGAAAATGATGTCCGAGCTCTCAATTTTATTGGAGATGAACACGCTATTTATCCTTGGTGTGAAGAGAGTGATATAAGTATCCAAGGGTGGAACGAGGTTAAAACATATAATAGTTAAAATTGTATAATGTCAATTGGAATCGTTTTACCAAGTGTTTTATATAAAATAGGAGTTAAAATGGGAGCTGATTTGAAACAAAGTGATAATTTTCATGTATCAACTAATTATAAAAGTGCAAAATCGATGATTACCGACATGGATAGGCCACGACAAATAATTACATTACTTCCTACGAAGGCTAAAGATCCCGAAGAAACTTTAGAATCACTCGTAAAAAATATGGGTCCATTGGACGTTGTACTCGATTGTATGATAGACACTCCTGATCGTATACATTCTAGATCAGAACTCTGTTTTAAAAATAGCACACAATATATGGCGATTAATATAACAAGGGAGTGTATTTACGCCTCGGGTACGCGAATGGTGTATCTAGAAAATAAGAATTTATTACGTAAAATTAATAAAAATGTCAAATACATCGGTGGAATTGACGAAGTTTAAATCTTATCATACATTAAATGTTCGCCCTTCTTTGTAAACCTGTTATTGTACCAGTTCAAACTGGAAACCCTGTCCTCCGCGCGAATGATTGTCGAATAGCGTACGTAAAACCATCTCAAACTCAAGAAGGTAAACTTGAACTTGAGATACTTGAAGCACCTCCGGTGTATATAGGTCCAGATAAGCAAAGTGAAAATTTTTAAAAGGGTGAGACACTAACTGGAATAAGTGGACCATCGGGGGTCTTTTTCATAAAGATGACTTCATCACATTCACCACCTTTCATAGCCAGCTCTGGTTCTCCACAAACTGTCCCCGATTTCTTAAATCTATCGCAAGCACCTTTGGTCCTCTCTGCGATATTCATATTCTGACTGTATCCAATGAAGGTTTTGTCGAGTTTACCACTTTCCCTATCTTTAGACTTGACTGTAACTTTCCAGCAGTAACTACCAAAGTCCCATTGCTTTGTGGTATCAACCGGGGGTGGTGGGGCATCTAGAGTGGATGACGCCACGCGACGCCCGAATCTCTTCTTTAGGGATACGACTGGTGAAATCAATAAATTAGCAATAGTGGTCATTACTATTGATAAGATTTGTGTTTTTAAGTTATTTTAAGCCCAGGTAGTTCCGGGGAACGTAAAGGTATACGTATCAGCGGTAGTGCTAATAGCGGGTGTTTCCTTGACGACGGTCGTGCCATCCGCACCGAGAATTACAGCCTTTACACCAATAGCACGGTTCTTGCAACAAGAAGTACGGTTAGTAATCTTAATCTTCTCAATCTCTTGGACCGAACCTAAATCAACTTGGAGGTAATCAATCTCCTCTGCGGTACGACCTTTTGTGTGTGCAAAATTTGTCATATTACCATCTACAAGATTAAGATATCCATGAGTAGCAGAGTATTCGGAACTACCCGTCACAGTTTTACCCGCAGCTAAACTGGTTGTACCACCCTTGGCAAACACTTCAAGTTCGGCAAGGTTTAGAATTTCATTCGTATCATCCACGTTACCAGGCGTTGTTCCATCGTCACGCATTGCATTAGGATCCTGTGCGGCACTCGCGATCAACTTCACATGCTGACCACTTGGGAGGGTGGGTTCAGTTTCTACAGGCTTGGTTTCTTCTGGGGTTTCCTCACCACCCATCATAGTAGAAGCTACACTGGAAGAAATACAACATACACTGAGAAGGCCTACACCCGCTAACATAGGTACTGCAGACATTGTTTATTATACATTGAGATTTTTTACTCCCATGTTCCGCCTTCTTTGGTAAAATCATACGTATACTTCGCGGCGACCGTTTTAATATCTTCCGTCTTTTTCACTTCAGTCTTAGCAGCATCCTTAATGATGACATATGAACCCTTATCGGTCGAATCGGGGCCACCACCCGACATGCGCGCCCAACTCGCTACACCGTTATAAACAGTGGTTCCGGTACCTTGTGTAATTACAATCTTGGAAATTTCAACCTCTTCTTCTAAATCCACCTCTATCCAATCCGTATCACCACCATGTTTGGAGTGCCAGATAGTATCCTCTTTACCATCCACGGCATTTTCTTTAGGAAACCTTTCGACACTGTGATGTCCATGAACCTCTACAGGCTTTGTGAGAGCGACGTTCACACCTTGTTTATCGAACACCTTTATTTCCTTAGGTCCTAAGATATATTTAGCTGGAGCGCCTTCGTGGAACGTGAAACGAACATAACGTCCCTTAGGAAGAGAAGGTCCGGTAGGGGTCGTAGTCGTGGGATCTTCCGGGGTCTCCTCTCCACCACCCATCATAGTAGAAGCTACACTGGAAGAAATACAACATACACTGAGAAGGCCTACACCTGCGAGCATAGGTACTGCAGACATTGTTTATTATACATCGAGATTTTTTACATACTGGACAACACTATGTAAAAAACTCCTTCTGCCGGGTTTGAACCGACGACCTACAGGTTAACAGCCTGTCGCTCTACCAACTGAGCTAAGAAGGAATGGTCCTCTCTACCTGATTCGAACAGGTGACCCTTGGAACTACAGTCCACTGCTCTACCAACTGAGCTAAGAGAGGGTAAGGGTCCATCACATATGCTTGTTCAGGGAGCCTGGTAAGGTGAACAGTCTTATCAGTCTCCCACATATGATCCGGAACGAGCTCCCACCAAGATTCGAACTTGGGGTGGTGGATTCAAAGTCCACAGTGTTGACCAACTACACCATAGGAGCCGGAGCCTCGGCTACTATATCAGTAATTTGATTCATTTCTTTAACCTCGTATATATATTTGAAGTAGTACATGAGAAAGGTGAAAAGACTAGCGGCAACATTTGTAATGGTCATAGGTACGACACTGTAATGGAATGAGTATACGAGGGACAGAACACTCGCAGCCAAGTTCAAATGCAGGAAGTGGTAATTTATAGCTTTGGCATCTCGATTTTTGTACACGTGGTTAATTTCGGGTATGAACATAACAACGATGAAAGCGGATCCCAACAGACCACATACATCTATGGCGTTCATTCTTATTTATATATATTTTCTCACGTTTAAGTAGGTATGTTTTTGTTTGTCATACTATTGACGCTTGTCATATATATTTTGGCAATCACATATAGAGAAGAAAAAATTAAATTGAAAGAAAAATATGATTATAAATGTTTCGTATTAACAATTAATGGTGCGAAATCACGACAGGAGCGTTTTATGAGACACTATAACGATACTTTACCCCTTGAAATCATATACGGACCTAATACAAGAAATGTTAAGGTGGCTAGGGAATACGAAGATATTGTGGAACCTGAATACTTTGAAAAGGCTCTAGAGATGCATTATGACCCTCTTGTGAAACGTCCTAATATCACCTACTTTAATATGGGAGCGATAGGTTGTTTTGTTGGACACATGGATTTTTACAAAAGGTGTTTTGATCAAGGTCTTAAATATGCTGTGATTTTTGAAGATAACGTCATCATTAAGTCACCCCGTTTATTCCATGAAATTCAAGAGGTCATAGATGAAAAGGGAGAAAATATGGAAATGTGTTTCTTCCATTGTCTTTCCAGACTTCACGATAAAACCGAGGGAACTTTGGAAAAGGTGAAATGGATTTCGAGTACGAAATGTTACCTCATAAACGTAAATAATATGAGAAAGTATGTGAAGCACTTCTACCCCATGGACAACCACATAGACATGAAACATGAAGATTTAATTAATAAAGGAGCTCGAGTGTATTACAAAGATATGCGAAAGTATATGGTAATAGACAGGTCACAGAAAAGTCTCATCGGTCATAGCGACCACGGTGAGCGAAATTTCTTCTCGAGATATCATCCACATGCCACCCCTAAGGATGTCAAGTGGGGGTACTAATCGAAATCGAGAAACTCAAGCATTTGTTCTCGAGTAATTGTCCTTGGGATACCCGTATACAAACCTGTTTTTATCGTATGCTCAACTCCATTAGGGAGACGAACTTTGAAAAAACACGATTGAGCCTGACATAAAGCGTTACGACCACCATCAATAGCCTTTAATATATCTTTCATGACCTGATTGGTGTCAGAGTTTCGGATATAAAAAGTGACGTTGAGACCATCATCATCTGTCATCCATTGAAGAAAATCGAATGGTCTCCAATTAGCACCTCTATTTGTGTCCGCGGTGATCGAAGCAAAATTATCCAGTAAATCTGGGGTTGGAATTCCACAAAAAATTTTATATCTGAAGTCACTCCAAGAGATGTTTGTTGTGTTCAGTATCTCATATTCAGCGTTGTGAAGTCGAGCCGAAACAATCTTAGAATTAGTCCAGTCAAGCTTTTTTAGGTCGTTGTGTGTAGTAGAGGCGTGAGAAAACATGTTTGTCGAATTGACAATAAGTAGTTGTAGTTTGAAGTTGATTTTTACAAATGTAAACATCGACTTAGGTCTTTGAATCGCACTTTTTACAATGAGGAAAACCCATTCTAAAAAGCTGTTCCAAACGGGGCTCGAACCCGTGACCTTGGCGTTATAAGCACCACGCTCTAACCAACTGAGCTATAAGAACGGTGCAACTTGATCATGTTACTAATCAACTTGTATAACGGTGGGACCACCCACATACTATATAGGAACTTCTACTTTAAGCATTTTTAATCATGGCATTAATATTATTGTTTGCATTCTTTTTAATGGAGTTGCCAAAATTGTCGAGACCGAGAAGGTTGATAATCTCACCTATGAGCATGAACTGTTGGGACATGACAACAGCCTTCGCGAACCTCGTCTTAGGGGAATAGTCACCGTAACCCACAGAACTCATAGTAGTGAACGAAAAATAAAAAGGATCTACAACACTATCATCGAACCCAAACGCATCAGGGTTAATTCGATTGATACTGGCATACACGAGACCGTAAATGAGTGTTATAACTAAAATTGGTAAAAATCGTATCAACTTGAACATTTATAGTATCCTGAGAAAATTATACAGAGTCGACGCGTTCTAGTTCATCCATCTCTTTACTCCTTCTTCTGTTTATATTTTGGAAAGCCCCTAACCACCTGTTTACAGCACGTCTAGAGCCTGTCACAGACGCTGCATCATCACTCACCACAATCGATAATCCGTTACATACATCTGGCTTGTTCTCTTTCTCGGGAAATTGAACCATGAATGCCTGAATAGATATAGCTGGTATATCTGGTGCATCATCCAATAACTTGTCATATTCTTCTCGAGACTTCATAAGAAACTCGACAACTTCTGAACGGTGTTTCACATCGAGTGATATTTCCATATCGATAGACCTATAGAACTTTGACCATTGTACGCACATAGCCGAGTGTGCCTCAGATAGAGGTAGAGACTGACTAAACTTTGAGATACTCGTCAAAATTCCACCCAAAACATTTAGGAAGGCAAAGAAATACTGGATAATCATTATATTGTTTTTGGTATCTTGAGATACATCTTCATTCCCACTGGGATTTAGGACGGCAAAACCACCGACACCCGTTATACTTGCTATGACTATACTAGGATAAGACAACCAATCATTCTGTTTCTTGTAGAATAAGCGTGCATGATTATGCAACCAGCGGTATCCAGCCGCCTTCTCTGCCCATTTTATAAGCAACTTTTCTTGTTTTTCGCACCACTCACAGTGTTCGTCTTGCTTTTGAACACTCATGGACTTAGATTATACAGATATATTTTTCGCACTCTCCCTGGCTAATGTATCAGCTTCTTCATTTCTAGGGTCGCCATTATGGGCTTTTACCCATCTCCATTCAACCACTTTTAATTTTTTACGCGTTTCATCGATAGCAATCCACAAATCCTTATTTTTCACGGGTGCACCCGCAGATGTCATCCATCCATTCTGTTTCCATTTTATAATCCATGAATTTATCCCTTGTTTCACGTAGTTACTATCCGTAAATATACGCACCTCTTGAATATCTCTCTTCACAGACTCTTGAAGAGCTCTCAAAATAGCTGTCATCTCCATCCGATTATTTGTTGAATTAGGTTGTCCAGCACTAAGCTTAAAACTATCACTGACCACACCCCAGCCAGAAGGTCCAGGATTTCCCAAACTGCTCCCATCGGTGTATATCTCATACATGATTAGGTATTGTGTTTATTTTCTAAGTCCATTATAAAAAAGATGCAACAAATTGCCCCCATGTTAATGTTGGTTTGCTGTGTATGCTGCTGCTCCTCATCTATGAGGTCAGCTGGTAGTATTCCTACCACACCCGCTGCTTCTATTGCCAGCTGTATGGGTTTATTTACCGGTGGTTTGGGTATGCTCGGTGGAGGATTGTTTTGAGGGGTACTCTGAAGCCTTCTTTGGTGTTTTACATATCGTATCACCACAATGATCCCTGTTCTGATAGATAGAATTGATGGATGTTGAAATTTCGTTACACGACTTCAAATTCCAACGTCCCAATAGAGGTTTATCCACTTTAATAAAAAGTTCAAACACTTTCTTGAACATTATCTATAATGAGAGGCTTATATTTAAGTACGCTTATTTGCTAACCGCTTCGATCGGCGCAAGGGTGGCGGCCTGGTAAGTTCCTCAAATTTATGAACATACTTTGTAAATCTGTGATCATTTTTAGCCCCCTTTGCTTTATCATAACAGACCTGAATGAATTTTTTATCACCACTTCGTGTGAAAAGATTGTAATAATTGAGTGTAACCTCAAACATGGCGATTGCCATAGTTCTATTAAGTTCCGTATCAGGGTTATTTTCTACACTGTCCAACATCATTTTCAGTGTAGTAAGCAGTTCGGTACGTGAAAAGTTGGGCATTTTGGTTTAGAAAACAAAAATAATAGGTCGACTTAGGTGTGCTAATCATTTTTAAACAGCATTGGTACTATGCATTTTAAAAATGAGTTTTGTTTTTTTAATTATTTACTAAAATACCTCGTATGGGCATTTAGTTGGAGAAGGCGAGGCCACCCATACCCGACTGGACACGGAGGACGTTGTAGTTAACCGCGAACATGTTGAGGTTGGTAGCGGAATCGTTACCGGAGGTGGTGGTGATGGAAACCTGCGCGTTGTCGATGCGGGAGAAGTTGCAAGTGCCGGTAGGCTGGTGCTCCTCGGGCTTGAGCGCGAAGGAGTACGCGTAGACACCCGCGTAGGGGGCGCCAGAGTGGTGGAAGTGGGGCTGCACCTGGTTGAAGTACTTACCAGACTGCTCCTTGAAGCGGTCCTGGCCGTTGAGGACAAGCTTGAACTTGTCGACGGTACCGACAGCCTCCTCGGTGAACTTGGAAGTACCACCACCAGTGCCGCACACAAGGAGGGGGGTACCCGCGGCGCCGGGGGCGATGAAACAGTTGGAGTTGGCGGTGGTGAGGTCCTGCTCGAGAACAATCTCGGCGGGCTGACCCTTGAAGGTGAAGTTCCACATCTTGGTACGGGCGTGACCCTCGTCGCAGCACCATACAAGCTCCTTGACGGGGTGGTTGTACGAAAGGCGGACCTGCTTGGTACCACCGGAAGCGGTAACGGTGTCCTGACCGGTGTGCTGCACCTGCTCGATCAGGTACTCGTGTCCCTTCTGGGCAAAACGCCTACGCTCCTCAGTGTCAAGGTAGACGTAATTGGCCCAGACCTTGAAGGTACCGGTATTGAGGTAGGTGTCGAAATCAGACGCTAAATCGAAATCGATACGGACCTCATGGTACTGCAGGGCAATTAGTGGGAGGTAAAGTCCGGGATTGCGGTTAAAGAAAAAGACTAGGGGCAAATAGACAGCCTTGCCGGTCGTGGCGGAAGTCATCTTGCCGTAAGTGAGCTTCTTGGACTCGTCAAGGTAAAGCTCGGAGTAGAGACGCCACCACTTCTGGTAGTGCTTGTCAACACGCTGTCCACCGATTGATAATTCTACGGAGGAAATTGCGCGCTCGGCGACCCAGCAAGAATCGTCGGTGGCGTCGGAAGTGATAGACGCCGCAGCGGCGGAGAGAAGCTCGACGTACATGTCACCGACGAGATCACCGTTGCGGGCAACAGTGACGGAAACGCGACCGGAGTTGGCGGCAGTACCGTTGACGGTCTGCTCGATGTTCTCCATCGCGAAGTTAGTGTGGCGCTTGTATTTCGCCTGGAAGAAAGTTACCTCAGGGTTACCAGTAAGGTAGACATCCTGGGCACCATAAGCTACGAGTTGCATAAGACCACCGGCCATTTTGAGAGTTGTTGTACTATAAGCAGAGAAAATAATTTTGGGTAAATGTGCGAAATTTCGCGATCCAATTTTTCTTGGTCTAAATCAAATGTCAAAACAGCCTGAAGAAACCGAGATCGAAGAGGGTGAAATTGTATCTGAAACTGAGTCAGAGGTCTCCATCATCGCTACTGAGGATGAACCCATCGATGATGAAATTGATATGGACGAGGATGAAATGATGTTCGAGGATGATGGTGTGGATGTTGCGACTCTCATGACTTCCCTTCTCGCGACCGAGGATGGAGACACTGTATGTACGGCCCTGGTCAGTATCACTCAACAACTTCAAATGCAAAACAAAATTTTGATAAAGATTTTGAGTGAATTAAAAAATTAATTAGAGAGAAAAATTGTAAAAGATATAATTAATGGAGGACACTCACTTCATCGACAAGGAACCAAATCGCTATGAAGCACTTGCAGTACTTCAAAAACAGACTATCCAGTCGATGAATGAAGAGACCATAACAAATATTATCGAAACATTTGAAAAGATGTGGAACCTCAGAACAGAAGATTTCAAATGTGCACGTGAACTCGGGTATCGTCAATATGTACATATCGATAATTTTGACGCCGAGGGGAACCCAAACGTGAGTAGTATCGACATTTTAGCAATAAAAGGTATTCGTGAGAAACAGCGTCGTTTCCTGGTAGATTTAAAAGGTCAGATCAAGAAACTCAAACTTGATAAAAAAGGCGATGAGAACGATACGACTATGATCACCAGGATACATAATATTCTAAAACAGGTAAAAGATGGTTATGATAACGTCCGTCGCCATTATGGTGCGTATGAACGTGTCGTAAATCCAACCGCAGTTCCACAAACCAGGTCTATTTCAGATGCTTCCACTATGGGTGAAGATGACCTGGATAATTCCATACCCCTCCAAAAGTGTATTATTTTCTGTCTCGATGAACTCGAAAAAGCGAAATACCGTAGATACAAAGGTCATTGCTGTGAAGAGAGAAAGACGGAAGATGGACACGACACAAGAGCATGGGAGCAAAAGATGACAATCGAGGAATTTGTCTATTCCTTATCGAATAAGGATGATAATTTTGAAATGTGGAAAAACTTTACGAGTAAGGGGAGTATTTTCAGGGAAGTCATCGACCATCTTTCAAAGTGTCAGGACTCTCAGTTTCTAACCATTAACAAAAGACGACACGTTTGGTCGTTTAAGAATGGTGTATTTGTGGGTAAAGAATGGATTTCTACCAATCCAGAAAATCCAGATGATGGATATTATACGTGTACATTTTACCCTTATAATTCGATAGAATTCAAAAATCTTGATCCCGCCATCGTCGCATGTAAGTATTTCGATAGTGATTTTAACGATTATTCAAACTTAGACAGATGGCAAGACATTCCCACACCAAACTTTGACAAAGTTTTGCAGTATCAGAAGTTTGAACCCGAAGTATGTAACTGGGCGTATGTTATGGGTGGTCGTCTCTGTTATGATGTTGGGGACCTGGACTCATGGCAAATTATCCCATTTTTCAAGGGTATCGCTAAATCGGGTAAATCTACATTAATTACAAAAGTTTTCAAGAATTTCTATGAAAACCAGGATGTACGAACCCTATCAAACAATATCGAGAAAAAGTTTGGTCTTTCTTCAATCAAAGACGCTTTCATGTTTATAGCACCAGAGGTGAAGGGTGATCTCGCTTTGGAACAGGCTGAGTTTCAGTCTCTCGTTTCGGGTGAGAATGTTTCTGTAGCGGTTAAGAATAAACCAGCTGAAGAAATTCCAGAGTGGAAAGTGCCCGGTGTTCTCGGTGGAAATGAAGTTCCAGGATGGAAAGATAATTCGGGTTCGGTTCTGCGTCGTATTTTACCATGGAACTTTAGCAAACAAGTGAGACAAGCTGATCCTCGTCTCGATGAAAAACTTAAAAATGAATTGCCTAGAATTTTACTCAAATGTGTCAGAGGTTACATCGAATATAGTAACAAATATGCTGACGCGGATATTTGGGATGTCGTACCGAAATACTTTGAAATCATCAAGATGCAGGTTGCGAAGGTTGCGAACTCTCTCATCCATTTCCTAGAATCCACTATTGTCGACAAGGGTAAAGACCAATACGTTCCACAAAACTTGTTTGTAGCCGCGTTTAATACACACTGTAAAAACAACAATTTGGGTCAGCATAAGTTTCATGAAGATTTCTACGTGGGACCATTCAGTTCTTACGATATCGAGGTTAGGAATGAATCTGTATCGTATAGAGGTAGACAATACCCCGTTCAACCAGTTATATTTGGTATCGACTTGATTGAAGATCAGTTGATAACGGGCAATAATCATTAAAAAAAATCCTTACAAATAGTAATATGAGCCAGTCGGTCAAAGAATTTGTCAGGCAATCTGGTGTCGATGTACAAAGCTCGGACTCAAACTCAAACAATAACTTCGCTCAAGAACTTGAAGCTGATATGTTTAGAAGACAGAGAGAACAAAATCGTGAAGCTCGCATGAGGGCTGCGGGTTTTCGCGAACCATTTCGACCCGAATTAATCCAGGGACCCCGGCGACCTCTCCCTCCTCCACCCCCTACACGGAGTCGTTTCGCACATTTCGAAAACAACTCTCCCTTGGAAAATGAATTTGCGGACGTTAATGTGGACAAATTAGTAAATAATGCACTAAAAGAACCTATAAATACAAGTGAATTTGATAACATGAATCTCACTCCTATAAACGAAGCCGCATTTGAAAAGGGTCTCGCTGAGATGAACCCAAATACAATCAATGAATTTGGGGCCCTCAATGATATAGAAATCTCTCCATTGAAACCTGGATTGTTCGTTGGCACTATTAATAAATCATTCGGTAAAGAAGTTCGTTTAGACCTTTTACCAATTCTGATGAAAAAACCACTCGGTAAAACACCTATTGGTCAGGGTCTTTATATAGACACAAAAGAGATAAAGGGAATTTATGGTCAGTTTAAAACTGGGTTTTCTCATACCAAAGAAGGTGGTCCCAAAGGGAGTATTAACAAACCTTTCGCCAGTGTGCAAATTATGGTGACCGTTTCAGATGGTATGAATAGTCAAGGTGGACTCTGTAATATTTATAGGAATGGTAAAATACTTTTCCGTAATGGATTTGTTGGTACAAACATCGCAAACCAACCCGAACTCATTCGTCGATTTATCGTAGATAATTACACACAAAAAGAACCATTCCTTTACAGTCCAATCGAGTATAACAATCTCAGTGGTCAGTTTAGTATAAACGGGGTATTCACAAATCTCACTCGTATGCAAATGAAATTTTCAAAATACGGATCTACCACTTATGAACCAGAACTTTCACCTATGCTCTATGTCACCATGAAAGGGTACACACTCAACATTAGTAAGTCTGGTACCGTACAAATCATAGGTGCCAAATCACCCGCTATCATGGAAAATGCATACAAAGCTGTAACTCCATTAATTCGAGAGTTTTATAGAGATGGAGATGTCACTATAGACAAGACCAAACGCAAGACAAAGGCTAAGCGCAAGACCAAGACTAAAAAGGTTTCTCCTCCTAAAAAGACCAAACCCGTAGTAAAACGCAAAGCACCTTTAACAAACAACCAAATCAACGCACTCAAGATTGATGGAAAGAAGTGTGATCGTATGTCTAGAGATGAACTCAAAACTCTTGCACGTAAAATGGGTATTCTCAGTTTTAGAATTAAAAATGGTTCTACCACCCGGGACATGCGTAAGGATGAAATTTGTGCTGCTATAAAGGCTAAATCTAAGACTAAAAACGTTACTGTAAAAAATACCAACAAAAACAAGAATGTTAAATTATCTGGTACTGGTAGCACATTTCGCATCGGTGGTAAACTGTGTCGTGATAAGACATTAACTGAAATCAAACAGTTTGCTGCATTACTTAAAATAAATACATCGGGTAAGCAGACGAAGGATGCCCTTTGTAAACAGATTGAGAAGAGTCGTAATAATCTTGCAAAGCCCAAACCTCCTCCTCCACCCAAGCCTACAAAGAGGAATGTACAGAAGGAAAAGAAGGCACAGGTTCAAACTAAAAAGATGAAAGAGAGGGTAAAGAGGGTCGGATTAGATGACAATTCTATTCGTAAAGACCTTGAGAAGCAGTACGGTAAGGCGTGGATGAACCGATACAAACCTAACCTCACACAAGACGTTAGAAACATCAAGAATGCTGCATCTAGAGTTAATTCCAATGATAAAAATAAGGCACTCGGTGTACCAAAAAAGATGGTCGTTAATAGAATCAAGAAAGATATGGTTTCGCGATGGAAAATGCAAAGAAAGCGCAACCTTGAAAGGAACTATGTGATGAAGAATGTTAATGTCACCGGGGTCCCCAATAATATGAAAAATAAGTGGAGACAAGCAGCTGCTAATGAAGCTCTTCGCAGAAATAAAATTCTGACTGCTAAACAGTTCGCAGCTTTAAAGAAAAAATGGTTAAAGGGTATGAAGAATATTACAAATAATGGGAACGCGCGTAGAAATATTGGGGCGGCTAGAGCTCGGATTGAAACGTTATAATCATGGTGTGAGAGTGAATGATGACACGCGAACTTGGGGAACACCTACAGACTCGTGGTTAGATATGGCCAAGGAGGAACTTTTAGACGCTATTATTTACACCGTAGCAGATTATATTAGAAATGTTAGGAGTGAGGGAGAACGCGCACCCCTCAGTTTTCGTAAAAATGATGAGCTTGATGATAACAAACTAATCATGTCTATAGTTGATGATTGGGAATATGTTGAAAGTCCACAACACAAAATGATGTTATGGAATCTCTTCAAAATGCTGAACAGCGACATATTTAGGGATTAGGTAATTGCTCGGCTATTTGAGTAGCTGTATTAAATGCAGTGAGACACATAACAGTGACTGAAAACTGGAAAATAGCTTGTTCCCACATTCTAAGAACACAAAATGGTACTATCATGAGCCCTGCACACGTACCATGAAACACTACAACTATTATCGATGCTGAATGTTCAGTATGTAGAGCACCCGTCGTAGATACTATCAACGCGAAATTGATAATATCTATTATTCTCCTGAAAAGACCCAAATTTATACCAGATGCAATCACGAATATATACGCTAGAGCACGCGCAACTGGATGATATTCTATTAAAAATCTGAAACGTTGTTGTGGTCGTACTCTTATTATTTCGGGGGGTGGTTCTGGGGGTTCCGGTGGTGGAACCTCTTGGTTAAATGCTATCGCGACAGAACCATCTGGTCTTTCAACAACCAGATGTCTGGATTCATCCATAACCTATTATCTAAAGACGTTTATTGTTTAAGTTGGCGATACAAAGTGTAAAAGGAGAACCCAATAATGATATAAAGGAAATACATTAAAGTCTTAGGAATTAAAGTAAAATTATCAAGAACTTTGGTATCGGCTTCATCGAGTTTAGTCTTGTACATTCTGAGCTGCTGCATCAAAAGATGGAGCAGGCGTATAGCGAGCATCATGATAGCCACACTGATGAGTATAAAGGCGATGTTGTATAACGCATTTCCCTTACCACGGTAAAAACGAGAATACGCTAAAAGGCCTAAGGATATAGACACGTACGCGGCGACGTTCTGGAGCG